GTGTGAGGCTGGATGTACTGATCCTCCTGAAACTATACCTCTTGTGCTAGAAGAAAAACCAGTTGTTTCTGTTCTAGCTGCACTTAAATCTCCAAAGTCTGTTGTATTTCCAGTTGAAGCTATGGTAACATATTCAATTATATTTACTTCACCACCTGGTGCTGTTCCACCAGCAAATATACCTCTTGTACTACTACTAATACCGCCTGCACTTTGACGACCTGCACTTAAATCTCCAAAGTCAGATGCATCCCCCATAGTTGCTATGGTTACATAACCTATCGTAACATTTTGAGTAGGATTAACATGACCTCCTCCAAAAATTCCTCTAGTAGTGCTACCTACATTTCCATTTTGTGGATCATAAACAGAAACAGTTAAGTTTCCAAAATCAGCAGCATTACCTAATGATTGAAATTCAACAGATTCAATTGTGTTTGTGTAATCAGAACCATATCCTCCTGCTGAAAGAGCACGAGTTGAACTTGAAGCATTAGACATACTTCTCATTGCTGTTATTAAATTTCCAAAATCTGATGAATTACCTGTTGTTGGAATGTGGTTCATTTGTACAACGTTAGATAGAGTTGGAGTTCTTCCACCCATAAACAAACCTCTCCCTGATCCAGGCATATAGGTTACTGATGGGCGTTGTAGTGCGTCTTCATCAATACCACCATGTACTGGTTCTCCATAAGATCTAGGAGTAGTAGCTGCTGATAAATCTCCATAATCAATAGCAGTTCCCTGTGTAGATATAGTATGATAATCAATAACATCTGAAGCTGAAGATACATATCCACCTACATTCATAGCTCTAATTTTATTTGAGCCATTACCACAATCTCCTCTTGCAACAGTAACATCTCCAAAATCGGTTGCATTACCAGTAGAGGCTATTTCAACAGTATCAATAGTAGTAATTTGAGATGGACTATTAATAGATCCAAAAAGTCCTCTTGTTGTAGAACTGTTAGAATTTGGGTTATGTTTTGTAATTGTTAAATCTCCAAAGTCTGTAGCATTTCCAGTGCTTGCTAATGTTATAAAATCTATTACATTATCAGCAGTAGCTCCGCCTCCACTTACACCTCTAGTATTAGAACTACATGCACCAGAAGATCTTCTATTAGTTGTGCAATCTCCAAAATCTGTAGCATTACCAACATGAACAAAAGTTATATAATCAATTACATTTGATTGACTAGGGGATGCACCCCCCATTCTTATACCTCTTGTATTATTTCCTAAAATACCATGATTAGGATCTCTTACAGTAATTGTAGAATCTCCAAAATCAGCAGCATTACCTTCTGTTGCAATAGTAATATAATCCATAACATTACTATCTGGTCCAGCACCATTAGCCATGCAACCTCTTGTATTAGAAGACATACCAGCACCTGCACCTCTATCTACTGTTTGATCTCCAAAATCAGCTACCGTACCTCCTGATAATATATCAAGTTTTCTAATTCTAGTTGAAGCAGCACTGTTTTCAAATACAATTCTACTACTTCTTGAACCTATATTACCTCTATCTAATTTATATCGTTCTTTAATATCCCAAACAGCCATTATCCTTGTAAACCTCCATGTGCATCTGAAGCACCATGTCCTTGCTGCCTAGCAGCTGTTAAGTCACCAAAATCAGAAGCATCTCCTGCTGAAGCTATAGTAACAGAATCAATTACATTTGTATTACTTGGTCCAGCTCCTCCTCCAGAAATTCCTCTAGTATTACTACTTAAACCCATATTATTTCCTCTAACAGCAGTTAAATCACCAAAATCAGAAGCATCAGCTGTAGACGCTATAGTTACAAAATCAATTGTATTATAATCACTACTAGCATCTCCTCCTCCAAACCATAAACCTCTTACAGAAGAAGATCCTGCACATAAACCGTTTCTTGCAACCGTTAAGTCTCCAAAGTCTGCAGCATTACCAGTTGAAGCTATTGTTATGTAATCTATAATATTTAAATATCCTGCAGGAGAACCACCATATCCACCAGCAGCAACTCCTCTTGTAGGTGAACTACATGCAGCATGATTTTTAGCTGTAGCAGTTAAATTACCAAAGTCAGCAGCATCACCAACACTAGCAATAGTAATATATTCAATAGTATCTACGGCACTATCACTAACATCACCTAAATTAATTATACCTCTTGTTTGACTTGAAGTGCCTTTGCTATTTTGAGCAACACTTGCTAGATCACCAAAATCAAAAGCATTACCATTACTTGCTATTTCAAAAGCATCTATGGTTGCAACTCTGCTAGGTGATGTATTCCCACCAGCACAAACAGCTCTTGTTGCACTAGCTAAACCTGCAGGTACACGTCCTTTAACAGCAGTTAAATCTCCAAAATCATTTGAATTACCTAAAGTTGCTATTGTTATTGTTTCTATTTTATTTACATAACCAGGTTCTTCACCTCCCATAAATAATCCTCTACCACCACCAGCAAAATGTGTAGGTTTCGTTCCCTGATACCCATCACTTAAACCACCGTGTGCATTTGATGTTGCATCTAATTCTGTTCTTGCAGTAGCTAAGTCTCCAAAGTCAAGAGCCGTACCACCATTAGTAATAGTTATATAATCTA